GGCTTGAGATTAAGTGCAGAAGAAGCTGCCAACGACGGGCGGGTTGACTTGGTGATTGTGGATGAGGCTAATGCGTACCAGAACCCAAGCACTAAGCGTTGGAAGTCGCTTAACAAAATCCTCAAGCCTGACACTATGCTGTGGATGATGACAGGAACACCAGCCTCACAATCACCAGTAGATGCGTATGGTTTGGCTAAGTTAGTTAACCCTTCAGGTGTACCGAAATTTGCTACTGCTTGGCGTGACAAGGTAATGAACAAGCTGACTAAGTTCAAGTGGGCTCCAAAACTCAATGCACAACAGGATGTGTACGATGCACTTCAGCCAGCAATACGTTATACAAAAGAAGAGTGTACCGACCTACCGCCTGTGCTTACAGAGACACGTGAGATACCGCTGACCCCACAACAAGTTAAGTACTACCGCATGCTCAAAGACCGCATGGTTATGCAGGCATCGGGCGAGACCATTACTGCTGTTAATGCGGCGGCTGGTGTTAGTAAGTTGTTGCAGATCAGCGCTGGTGCGGCGTATACAGATGACCACGAGGTTGTTGAGTTCGACTGTGCGCCTAGGCTCAACGTGTTGCTAGAAGTGTTGGAGGAGACAAGCCGTAAGGTTATCGTGTTCGCACCGTTTAGGCATAGCATCGAGACAATCCACAACCACTTGGTAAAGCATGGTATTGCAAGTGAAGTGATACATGGTGATGTGAGTGTTAATAAACGTACCGACATCTTCAAAAGATTTCAAAGCAACCCTGACCCTCGCATACTGGTTGTGCAACCGCAAGCTGCATCGCATGGTGTAACACTAACTGCGGCTGATACAGTTGTGTTCTATGGGCCTGTAATGTCAGTTGAGACTTACTTACAATGTATCGCTCGTGCAGATCGTATTGGTCAAACATCAACCAACGTAACAGTAATACATTTGCAAGGTAGTGAGATTGAGAAGCGCATGTTCAAACAATTAGAGAAGCGTGTTGAAGGGCACGACTTGTTACTCAACCTATATAAGGAGGAAATTAATTTGTAAGGAAAACCCTATATCGGGTTACAAAGTATTTGTAGTGATGTATAATCTTTTACAAGGAGCAACACAATGAACGAAGAACAAATACCGCTAGATAAACTAGCACGTGTGTATCGCAAGATATACACAAAGGTTCAAGAGTTAACCAAGAAATACGAAACAGAACTCGAAGAACTTAAAGCGAAGCAAGAAGAAATCAAGAGCGCAATGAAGGATCAAATGTTGTCGCTTGGTACTAACTCGGTGCGAACTGACGAAGGTACAATCATTCTCTCGCAAAAGACACGCTACTACACAGACGATTGGGATTCATTCAAGAACTTTGTTGTAGAGCATGATGCACTAGATCTATTTGAGAAGCGTATAGCGCAGAAGAATATGTCTATGTTTTTAGATGAGAACCCCGGCGTAGTGCCTGCCGGTCTCAACTCGATGTCCGAGTATGCAGTAACAGTACGTAAACCAACCAAATAGGAGCAGTATTATGGGCGAACTAGCCAACTTTAATCCGAATCAAACCCCAGCATTTGCACGCAAGGGTGAATTATCAGCATTAGCAAAAAGCCTCACCGGTGGAGCAGGTGGTGGCGGTGGCAAACGTATCTCTATCAAGGGCGGTGTATTCCGTTTGATGGCAGATGGCAAAGAGATCACATCCATAGATGATCGCCATCTTGATGTAGTTATCGTTAATGCCGCACCAAAGATCAGCCGTACTTTCTACGCTGGACAATACGTTGAAGGCGAGACCAAGGGTCCTGATTGCTGGTCTGCTGATGGTGAGAAACCTGACGCATCTGTTGAAGAGCCACAAGCAAGCGACTGCGCATCATGCCCAATGAATGTTAAAGGGTCAGGTCAAGGCGATTCTAAGGCTTGCCGTTTCTCACAACGACTTGCCGTAGTGTTAGCTAATGACATCGGTGGTGACGTAATGCAGTTGACTCTAGCCGCTACATCAATCTTCGGTAAAGAAGAAGGCGACAAGCGCCCATTGCAAGCATACGCACGTTACCTAGCCGCTCAGAACATTAACCCTGAGACATTGGTTACACAGTTGCGCTTCGATACTAAAGCCGCAGTACCTAAGTTGTTCTTCAAGCCAGTTCGTTGGTTGGAAGATGACGAGTACGCAGTTGCCGTTAAGAAGGGTGAGTCTACTGAAGCCAAGATGGCAGTAACAATGTCTGTTTCTAAGCCAGCAGAGAAAGCACCACAACTCGAAGGTAAGAAGCCAAGCCTTAAGGCAGAAGCGCCAGCAGTAGAAGCTGGTGAAGTTGACGAGCCTGAGAAGCGCAAGCCAGCCGCTAAAGCAACTGCAGTGCCTAAAAAAGAGGCAAGCAACTTAGCCAAGACAGTTGAGGAGTGGGATGATGAATAAGTTATTATTTGCGGTTTGGCTGACCTTATCAGCTAGCGCAGTATATGCGGCTTGTTCTACTTACACAGTTAATCAGGGTGGGCGCATGGTAGTATGCACATCCTGCTGTGACCAATAGGGCAACTGCAACGTAACTTGCTTTTAAGGATAGGGGGCTTCGGCCCCCACAAACGAGAACAACATGGCTTATTCAGAAGAAATTAAAAAAACAACGAAGAACGCACCAAAGACGCTGGGCAACCAGTTGGGGCGCTGGGCTATCAGTTTAGATTTCCCAGTTATTGAAATAGCAAAATTTACCGGCGCAACAAGACAGACTGTTTACAACTGGTTCAGCGGAACCGAAGTAACTAACGCATACCGCATGCGTGTCCAGTCTTTGTTGAACATCCTACAAAACAGCAGAACATCCGAAGAGGCGTTAAGAGAATGCACAAAGAACACGTAACCACCATTGACCCGTCCTCTTTAACTGATAAAGAACTGATACGTTTTGCTGAGGAAGCCGTTGCTGACAACATCTTAGGAATGACACGTACATTCCAGTATGAATTACTAAAGCGCTTTACCGAAAAAACAATCTAACTCGAAAGGTTTCACATGACGTCGCAGGAATTCCTAGCGACTGTGCTACCGTCTTCGGGACTTTATTGCGCCGCAGAACTTAGCACAGCTAAAAAAGAACATGTATTCGTCAACACGATTGACGAACTGTATAACGCCGCAATGGCATTTGATGGGAAGGGCTACAACACTTTCTATGGTCTAGCATCGTTCAACGAGAAGAAGCGCACCGCTGATAGTGCGTCAAAGATGCGCTCGTTGTTCTTGGATATTGATTGTGGAGAAGGCAAGGATTACGCCAAGAAATCTGAAGCGGCACAAGCGCTGGCTACCTTTTTAACTGAGAGCGGTATTGATCAGCTAGGTACGCCATACATCATCACGAGTGGCGGCGGGTTACACGTGTATTTCCCACTTGAAGAAGATGTAGAGATTGCTGTTTGGAAACCCGTTGCAGAGAACTTAAAGCGTCTGTGCAAGAAGCTCAACTTCAACATCGATGCTTCGGTTACTGGCGACATCGCCCGTATCCTGCGTGTGCCTGATACACACAACTACAAGCAAGAGAAGCCACGCAAGGTTGTCATTAAGACCGAGGGCACAGTATTTAATTTGGAAGCCCTTTCTACCCACCTTAGAGAAGCGATTGGTGAGCAGGCATACGAAGACATCCCAGCACTACAACTGCCCGGCAAGCGTCCTAAATTGACCCCAAATGCCAATAGCGTCAAGCTAATGGAGAACAGCGTTACTTTCTTCAAGAACATCACATCCTGTGGTCAGATCAACCATTACAAGGCACATGCGGCTGAAGATGGTATGGAGCCCTTATGGCGTGGCGTGCTCAGCATAGCTAAATCCTGCGCTGATGGAATAGAAGAAGGCTTGGCTATCTCAGCGATGCACCCGTACGACACAGGCAGGCACAACGAGAAGTGGCACGCTATCAAGGGGCCTTATGGTTGCCTTAAGTTTGACGAAGCGAACCCCGGTATCTGCGACAAGTGCCCACATTTCTCTTTGATTACCAACCCACTAGCATTAGGGCGTGAGATCAAGGTCGAGGTCGAGGCTAAAGAAGTTGTTGTAGAACGTGTTGGCATAGAAGAATCAAGCCCAACAGAAGCACCGCTAACCATTACACGCCCAACCCCACCTAAAGGATTCGCCTTTGGTACTAACGGCGGTGTGTTTATGGATCGCATGGTGGAGGACGAGCAGGGCGGTAAATCGCGCAAGCAGGTAATGCTTCTCCCCTACGATTTGTTCGCAGTAGATGTTCTTAATAATAACGGAGATCACTTAGTTCACCTAATGGCTTTCCGACCCGAAGGCGCAGTCGACATCCTGATTCCACAGAAATCGATTGTCAGTAAAGACGAAACAGTTAAGGCGCTAGCCAATCAAAACATCATCGCCTCGTTCGGATCAGGCAACGACAAGAACTTATTTGATTACATCCGTGGTTGCGTAGAGTTCATTAGTGCCAACAAACGGGCAGTTAAGGTACCAAACAACTGTGGCTGGCAACCTGACAACACGTTCGTATATAACAGCCGCATCATCTCTGAGAACGGCACAGAAGTATACGTACCAACCCCAGCACTCGAGAACATCAACCAATCCACAGTACCGACCGGCACGCTAGACAACTGGCGCAAGGTCTTCAATATGCTTGTAGCCAAGCAAGAGTGGCAAGTGTTGGCGATGGCTTTGGTAGGACCGGCTAGCTTGCTAATGAACTTCACCAAGTTCAACGGCTGTGTATACCACCTTGGTTCTTCTGAATCGGGTACTGGTAAGTCATTGACCCTTGAGTTGGCGGCTAGTTTCTTCGGACACCCCGAGCGCTATCGTGTAACGCAGAGTACGTCTATTGTTGCATCGCAACAGCGTCAGGGTTTGCTTAACAGCTTGCCATTCATTATTGACGAGACCACCAGTAAGAGCCGTGATGACTTCGAGTGGTTGCCTGAGTTCCTGTTAGATTTAACGCAGGGTAAGGGCAAGGATCGTATGAAGCAGGGTTCTAACGAAGAGCGTATCAACACCTCTACTTGGCAACTGCTTGTACTACTCTCATCCAATACCCACGTTATGGACTACTTGTCAGGCGCACGTAAGCACGCTTCACAGGGCGAGATGTTCCGTATCCTTGAGTTGCAGATGAACAAGAAGCTACGCTGGAGTTCAGAAGAGGGCAAGACACTCGGCTTACTTAAAGATAACTTTGGTGTAGTTGGGCTGGAATTGATTCGCTGGCTAGTTAAGAACCGTGAAACGGCTAAGCAGATTTTGGCTAAAGCCAAGGCTGACCTCGAGGTAGAGTTTGAGTCTAATGATGACGAGCGCTACTGGACTGCTGGCAACGCCTGCATCATCGCCATACTGCAAATCCTTGGCAAGAAGCACGCTAACCTGATCGACATCCCTATCAAGCCTATCGTAGAAGTGATGCGCCTAATGGTATACAGCGCCCGTGGCATTATTCACGGAAGCAAGCGCAATGCTGAAGATGTCTTGAACGGCTACACACGTGAGCGCTTTGGTAAGTTCGTGGTAGTTAAGAACCTTGACGGCGTATTAGATGCTTCGATAGGTGGGCATGGAAGTATTGACGAGTCATTGACCCGATCTGATATTGCTGGGCGTGTTGAGCATGGGTTTACCCCCGGGCATGTGGATTACTTCATTGAAGAGCAGTTGCTTAAAGCGCACTGCGTAGCCATGAGTTACGGCTATAAAGACTTCAGAGAACAGCTTGAGAAGTTACCCAACTACAAGATCAAGTATCTGCGCAAAGACATGTTGTCCAAGACACGTGGTCCGACCATGCGTGTGAATGTTATGCAGATCACACGTCCGATATACGAAGATGAAGAAAGTTAAAGTGCACTATCCGTGGCAAGCAGTAGAGAAGCGTCAGCAGTTTTTCGTACCAACACTCCGTTTGGAGGAGACAAAGAGTGAAGGGCTGAGTGCCGCCCTTCACTACAACATAGTGGGAAAAGCCGAGTTTGGTACCGTAGAGGGTAAGCTCGGCGTTCTCTTTACTCGCGTGCGTTAGAGAACATCTTGGCAAGTTCAATCTTACCCTGACGTATCTCATCTAAAGCCTCACGCTTCTCAGCGCCACTTAGGTCAGGGTCAGAACGTATCATGCGTTCTTGTTTGGTCAAGTCACCCATCTTCTTACGGAACTTACCAGCTAGCGTACCCATCGCCAACATGTCAGCATTAGCTTCCATGTACGCCTCGGCTTCTTGCTCACGCCCTTCTTCAGCCATCTTCTTGTAAGTTTCTTTGGTTTGGTTGATCTCTTCCATGTCTTTGTAAGCCTTGTTAACAAGACCATTTGCGTCTTTAGCTTGGAAGAAAGAACCAATCAACGGAGTTTCGCTACTTAACAGACCACGACTATCCGCCTGCTCGCCTGCCTCAGATGTACGCAATACTGGGTTAGCCAACGAAGCAACTGCCAACGGCAAGCTACCTGTATAGCCACGGACTAGGTACTCGATCTTAGTCGGAGAGATGTTGAAAATACCACCAATCATCTTGGCAATCTCAGAAGTACGCTCGGTATAGCGCTCGCCCGGTTCGTAGCGTTGCAATCTAGCAGACTCAATCTCACGCCCTGTGAAGAACGAATGGTTGATAGCTACTTCAAGCGCTGGTTTAATACCTTGTGGGCCACTAATTGGGATTGAATTCCATGCCATCTTACCGATTGCAGACACGGTGTCACGGGCTTTCTCGTCGCCAAACATAGTGTTAACAAGCGCTTCGGGAATAGCCTTGAAGATTAAACCCATTTCAAACGGGATAGGTACCTTGATTGGCTCTTCGCCAAATGGGCTAGGAATAAACCAGTTGCCGTACTTCTCGTCATCGTTAGCGTTCTGATAAGCTTCGTCATCGCTCATCATAGAAGCGTAAAGCATAGTAAAGCCCATCATCATCAGACCACGCTGAATTAACTTCTGCTTAACCTTCAGCTTCTCGTTAAACGGCATCTTTCCTGTGAACGCGTTGTACATAACATTCAGACCTTGAATCTGAGCGTTCATGAAAGGTACCATTGTAGAAAGAGCAAACAAGCTAGGTGAGATACCACGCTTACTAAAGTTCATAGACTCAAGCGTAGCCAAGGTGGCTTCCATCTCGGATAGCCCTTGCTTAATAAAGTTGTTGTACATGACAACACGCGTTGCAGCATCACCTTGGATAGCCAACTGATCTAGCTGAGCCATGCGATACTCCCAGCCCTTCTTACCAGCCGTAACATCACGGAGGATCTTGGTCATATCTTCGGAAGTACCAGTCAATACTTGACCGCCCAAAATACCACGGCGTTGGAGGAGAGGCTCGCCCTCACTCTTGCCACGGATCATCTTGCTAATTTCTTTGAACGAGCTGAGGATAGGAACTGTATCCAAACCTGTTGTCATAACGGCGTTAAGCGGATCACGAACAACCTGACGTAGCGCATAGGCTGGGTTTCTTGTTACCCACTTGCGCAATAAGTTAGCAGGCACATTCATCATCTTAACGATGTTAGGCAAAGAAGTATTTACGCCTTCTAAGCCCTTGACCAACAACTCGGAGTTTACGCCAGCGGCATCAGTGTTTACAGCCGCCCAGTAGTTTTCTCCATCAATCTTGAAGCGAATAGTATCAGCACCTTTTGGACCATCGCCCTTATGCAAGCCAACGCCCTTTTCTTTTTCACCAACCTTAAGCAAGCCCATATCACCCAAAGCAAATGCTGTGTTACGAGTTGCTAGGTTACGCAAAGCCATATCAGTCAACATCGAAGTATTCTGCAACGCGCTGGTATAGACATCAAAGATCGGCTTGTCGCCACCAACTAACTCATGTAGGTATGGCTGATCGGCTAAGTTACCGATCTTAATAGCAGGAGCGCCACCAATTTCTAAGAATACAGAACCATCGCCACGTTGGCGGTAGAACGGCACATAGTCACCGCTCTTAAGCATTGAGGCGCCAACATCTTTACTGATAGCGCCAGTCTTAACGGCAAAGTTAACAAGACCTTTGTTGTATTCATTGTAGATGCCAGCGGCTTTCTCAAACGCTTCTTTGGTGGCTGGGTCGTTATTAACGGCAGCCATTGTGTCATCTAGCATCTTCTGCGTGACATCAGGGCCAAAGTTCAGCTTATCAATACCAACACTCTTAGCACGCTTAGCGGCTAGGTACAGGGTAAATACACGAGATGTAGCTTCAGCGTTACCAACCTTGGCATCTTTCAATGCGGCAGCCATGTCGTTTAGGTTAGCGCCCGGCGTGCTCTCAATAACAAAGCCTTTACCGTCAGACGCCTTCTTCAAATCAAGTGGGCCATTAGACGCTACTTCAGAAGTAAACGCCATACGCTGGTCGTGCATACGCAGGAAATACATCAACTGAGTAGCTTTAAGCGGATCTTCCATGCCCTTAGTAACAGCTTCAATAGGAGCAAAGCGGTCAACATACTTGGTCTTGAAAATCATGCCAGTTGCTTCGCCCTTGATCTTGTCGATCAGTGACTTCTCTTTAGCAACAATCTTGTCAGAGTAGCCAAGCACATCTTCAAAGTCAGAGTTAGCTACGGCTGGCACTACACGGTACATGATGTCACCGTCTTTGTTTACGTAGGCGCCGGGCGAACCCTCATTAAATTGCTTACGTGCATCACGCAAAATCTTGTATATATCATTGGTTGATATATCTAACTCCAAGCCTAGCTTACGCAAGCCAGCACGAACAGCGCCCACCATTGCTTTAATAAAGTCACGAGCCTTTTCCAAGAAACTCTTAGTAGGCGTTGCTTCTTCAGTATGGGCGATCAACTCACGTACGGCATCCAGTACGCTATCTTCTTCAGACTTGGTACGGCGAGCATTGGCATAGGTAGCCAACACATCGTCAAGCACACCGAGCTTCTTAGCCAACTCAAACACACTGTCGTCAGTTTTCTGAATCTGTTTAGCAAGGGCTTTCATGCCAGCTTCGCCAAGCAGTTTCTCTACACCTAAGTGACCAATCAATTCGTGGGCGATGGTTTGTTTAACATCGTTGATGTCTGTATGGTTCTCTGCAACAAATATCACAGTACCGTCAGGTAGAACTCCACCACGTACATCTTTAGGGTTATGACCAGCCGCTTGAATCTTCTCAGCTAAGCTGCCACCCAACTTATCAAACACAACAATCTTTAGCCCTTTAGGTAGCTTGATTTTGGCAAGCTCTTTCTTAACGTCTGCTTGGCTTACGTTGCCAGTAGTAGCAGGCGCCTTCTCAGCACGGGCTTTGAAACCAAAGTCCAGACCATTCTGAACCCATTCAAAATCCTCACTTGAAACGCCAGCGTCACGAGCTTCTTGCTCAACATCACGCACAGCTTTCATACCCTGCTTAGTTACATCAACCTTGCGTACGCCTGTCTTGAGGGCTTTCTTACGCTCTGTACGGCCCGGTTTAGCGGCAATAGTTTCTGCACCACGCCCAGCTTGGCGATCCAATACAGCGGTAAGTTCTTTGGACTCAACAATTTGGTTAGTACCAAGGCGTGCTTTGATAGCTTCTTTATCTGCTTTGCGTTCTGCAGCGCCTGCGGCGGCTCTTGCTCTAGCTTCTTCACGTTTTTGCTCAGGAGTCTTGGCTTCTGTGCGAGTAATCTTTCTCTGACGAACTTCTTCGCCTGTACCTTTAACTTTGGCACGAGTCTCAACAATCTCTTGGCGTGTGGATGATAAGGTCTCTTTAAACTCTAGCGCTTGCTGCTCTGCAACACGCTTCTCTTTAAGTTGCTTCTCTTGAGTTTCACGGATAGTTGCTTCTGCTTGACCAATGGCGGCACGCGCCGCAGCAATAGCCTGCTTGCTTTTAGCTTCGGGGGTCTTAGAGTACGCCTTTTCCAAACGATCTAGCAACGCCTGCTCACGCTCTAAGTTAGCGTTTTGTAATTCATTAGCACGGGCGTGGAGTTCGTCGATCTGCTTGTTACGAGCTTCGGCAGTATCTTCAATCTCTTTGATTGCGTTCTTGATAATCTTTTTGTTTTCTTTGGATGCGCCTTTAAGCTCTTTGTTTAGGCGTCCTTTTTCTTGCCACAAGCGAGTAGCCTGACCACGTAAGTCACTAACAAGCTGGTCAGCACGTTTTACATCTTCAACAAAGGCTTTTTGTTCAGCGATCTGTTTAGTAAGTTCTTGTGCAGTCTCAACTGCTTTAGCATCAGCCCGTTCTTTAGCTTTAGTAGCTCTTTCCTTGGCTTCAGCAATGGCGCGTTCTGCGGCTGCTTTAGCTTGTTTAAAACGGTTTGCTTGGATACCGACAAAGCGCTGGAAGTTTTGTGGTGTGGCACGTACTACGGCTACAGGCTCGAGGTCTTTCTCAGCAAACAAATCTCTTTGGGCGAGGCTGATATTAGATAGGTCAGGCTTCTTGCCAGCTTCTTTTTCACGAACTGTAAGCCCCATATCTGCGGCTGACTTACCAACTTCTTCTTTCTGTGGCTTGCCAAACTGCTGTCTGATAAGCGGTGTTTCTCTGCGTAACTTAGTTGGTCCCTTACGTACTTGGTTCTTAATACGCTCAAGAGATTGTTCCAAAATAGGTAGATTCTTATCACGTACTTTTTCAGCCAAGTACGTAGGGTCTTTTGCAATGAAGTCAAAGCGCTCTTTAATAGCAGACGCAACCTTCAAGGCTTCATCGTTATTAAGGGCTTGTTGTTTATTAGCGTTTCTATCCGCATTCAGTTCACGCAGAGCGGCTTCAGTATAGTTAGCGCCTGCTTTACGAATATCGGATTCAATGCCTGACTTCAATGACGAAGCTACATCAGGGTTAAAGCTGTTGAAATACTCCCCTGACAAGATAGTGCGTACACTCTCAACCGCATTTCTAAAGGCTTCTTGCTGGTCTTCAAGGGCAAACTCTTTTGCTTTCTCAGGACGACCAGTAGCACGATCTACTTGTGCTTTAGTTAGTCTAGACTTGAGTGCGGCAACATCTGCACGAATTACAGCAACGTCTTCCTGAGTGGTAGCTTGTGATAGCTTAGCTTCTTCTTCAGATACTGCACGCTTGATACGCTCAATACGGACGTTCTCTTGTTCTTGTTCAGCGCCTGTCTTAAAGCCAGCTACGCTAGCAACGGCTTCTTCTTTCTGTTGACCAACACGCTGCAACTCATCAATTAAGCGGTTAACAATGCGCTCATCAGCACCTTCAGCGTAGGCTTCTTCTAAATCAGCAAGACCTTTTTGGTAACGATCAATAGCTTCGCTATCAAGAACTTCTTTTCTGCTTTCGGGTTTTAATGCCCCTAAAAGGTCAGCTTGCTCTTGTGAACGTGCTTCGGATTGTTGTTTCTTAGCGGCACGATCTTCAGCACCCATCTGCGCTTCATCAAACAAATCCATCTGTCCTGCGGCAGGGCTAAGCTCGTTAATGCGCTTGTCGGTTTCTTCTAGCTTGGCGGTTACAGTAGCGGCTTTCTTAGCATCATACGATGGGCCAGTCATGCCCTGCAACTGCTTGATTAAATTCTTCTGCTCACCACGTAACTTAGCCATCTCCATTTCTGGAGAAAGATCTGCGGGCAATTCTTTCAGAGCAGACGTGGCTTTACCAATACTTTCTTCTAACGCTCTAGCCTGTTGATCTAGCGCGGCAAAGGCTTTAAAGTCGCCTTTCTCAGCGGCAGCATCACGTTGCTTCTCAATATCTAGCAACTGCTTGTCAAACTTATCGGCTTCACCTAAGAGGCGGCTGCGGTCTGATACTTGCGTTTGTTTAGTTTGCGCTGCCTGCGCTTCACGCTCGCCTACTGTTAATGTAGAACCAGCGCTGGGTAGAACGCTTGCTTCGGGAGCAGCTTCGCCAAATAAGTTACCTGTTTCGGCTTGGGCTTTCTGTAACGCTGCGGCTTCTTGTGCGGCAGCAGCTTCTTTATCTGCTAGTGCTTTGGCTTCACGAGCCTTGACACGATCTTGTTCTTCTTTAGCGGCAACTTCACCTCTTGCTGCAGACTTATCAATAAAGCGACCAGCACCACCCATAGGGGCAAGCAGACCAACTTGGTAAGCAGTCTCGCCGTATTCTCTTAATGCTTCGGGTGAAGTAAGGGATAACCCTGCCTGTGCACGCTCTAGAATCTGTTGTGTAACTTCAGTAGGTATTTCAGCGGCAGCACCAACGGCTAAACCTTTACCAGCAGTCTTTAAGAGCGACTCTTGCGCCAGCTTCTCAGCGGCTTGTGTACCACCACGCTGTAACAGCTTCTCTACTTGTGGTCCGAAGAACTTACTGGCTACCTTACCGCCCAATGGAATAAACGTAGCTGCTACATCGAGAGGCGCTTGAACGGCAGTGGCTGCCGCAGCTTTACCTACATCGATATTAACTGGAGCCCCAGCTTGCTGTTGCTCAGCCGCCTGTCTCTGTACGTTTGAACCAAATAACTGGAGGGCTGCAGGGGTTAACGCACCTAAACCAGCACCAACGGCTGTACCGACACCGGGCATAACGGCTGAACCAGCCATCGCACCTAACTTAGCGGCACCTAATGAAGCGGCAATATTGGGGGCTTGCTCTGCAAGAGCTAATGGGACTTGGCGTAGGAGTTCACCGCCAGCACCTGTAATACCTTTTTTCTCGTACGCTTCTCTGAGCTTGTCTAGACCAATCTGCTCTTCATACTTACCAGCAAGCGCTTGTTCTCTTTTAAGACCTTTTTTGGCAGCTTCGTCAGCGCCAAACATTGATTCTACTGTGGTTTGTCCTGCGCCAATAGACGACTCAAGACCCTTTGTGAATGCAGCGCCAATACCTTTTTTAGGCTTGGGTGTATCGCCCAGTAGATCTGGGAACTTGGCTATAGCTTTGTCGTAAGCCTCGTCAGGGGACATCCCATCAGGGACCTTAATGTATTTACCGTTAGGTAATTCTAGGTATGCCATAGCTCACAAATTTTAAGGTTGACCCAAGGCGATGAACTTACGATTCAAGGTCTACGACGGAAGCGCCTCTAGGTAAAGATTGTACTGTATTAAAAGGCTTACTACCAAGATCTGAACCGCCTAAATCTGCGTACTGTTTTGTAAGCGGATTCTGCATCTTCAACTGCTTGGAGCGCTGTGCAACGAACGCATCAAAGGCTGCTTGGTTTTTCTTATTCATTGGCAAGTCGCCAAACTTAGTCTTAGCTTCGTTGTACGCTTGTTTATCTGCGTTAGCCAGACCGAGCTGAACCTTACCAAGCTGTGTACCTTCACCAAGGATAGCGTTACGACCTCTTTGAACATCAAGGCTACCCATCTGGTACTTGTTAGTGTTAGCCAACTGTGTATATTGAAGAGCCAAAGCCATGTCGCCCTTCTCAGCAGCTTCACGTGCCTTAGCCAAGTTGACGTCCATTTCATCAGCAGCGTTCTCAATCTGACGCTTCTCAGCGCGCCCAGCGGACAATGTAGATGCAGCTTGTTGACCAAACTTACTACCAGCTTCAGCAAGGTTACGGCTACCCAATAGGGCGGAGCTTAACTGCAACGCAGCCTGTGAACCGATTTGGTCTTTAAGTTCGCTAAGTCCAGCACGTTTCTTGTCGCCCATACCTTCGAGCTTAGCGAGGTAGTCAGCAGTCTTTTGCTTGAGCAACTGATCATAAGAAGGCATACCGTCAGGACCAGCACTACGTGCAGCGCCACCACCAGCAGGTGCAGCGGCAGGAGGAGCATCCGCATTAGCAACGTATCTACCAAGGGAGTCTGGTTTAGCGCCAGTATCTACAGGAGCCAGAGCAGGGGCAGCTGCAATTGCAGGAGTAGCAGCTTTAGGGAGCGCCATACCTTGAGTCTTTTGGTATTCCTTAAGCATGTCTACGTAGGCAGCTTCTTTTTGCTTTGAACCAGACGCAGCAGGGGTAGGTAGATACCAAGGACCCTTAGAGTTCTGCCACTCTTCATAAGCGGCTTGAAGCTGGTCTTTAGATACAGGACCGCCACCATCAAAAGCAACGATACCGCCACCAGCCATATCCAAAGACTCCATATTCGGAGCAGGCAATTCAGCAATACCGCCTTCAGCCATCATCTGTGGTGGAGCTTCCATTTGATCAGCAATAGGCGTAGCCTGTGCCATCTGTTGTGCAGCTTCATCCGCCAAGAACTTATTCTTGAGGTTAGGTTTAACCGCTTGCTGTTGAGCTTGTGCTCCTTGAACAGCAGTGCGCAGGCTTCTACGCCCCATAGCTTCAGTCATAGCAGCAAATTGTGGAACGTCAAGGCTCTTACCTTGCAGCACATCAGCCAACTGAGCGTCGCTCATCTTGCGAGCCAAAGACATAATCTGCCCCATGTTTTCTGGAGACTTGCCTCTTGCCTGTGTGTTTGGTTTAGCTAATGCGGCAAGCCCAGCTTGCGGAGCTGCTTCCATGCCTTTAGGAGCTGCCATACCCATTGATGGTGTCATATCTAATCCTTAAGATCCAAATGCTTTGTAAGCGCCTAATGCGCCAAGACCCAAGCCAAGAGCTTGTTGTGCTGTACCGGGCTGTGCCTGATACTGCTGTGTAGTTGTGTTCTGCATAGGCAAACCACGGAGTAATGAGTTCATCATACTGAGCTGCATCATCGGATATTGCTGTGCAGTAGCGTAATCTTGAATAGCCTGATTGATCTTCTGCTGCTCTTGCGCCTGCATAGTAGCGCCTTGTTGAGTCTGAGCGTTGATGATGCCGGTCTCTGCACCGAGTTGTGCAGTACCTAACTGACCCAAAGCTGTACCAGCCTGAGTAGCTTGACCAAGACCTTGTAAGCCAGCGCCAATACCCTGTAAACCCAAGTTAGCACCAAACTGCTGTTGTTGCTGTGCGTTCTTAAACGCTTCTTGAGCACCAGTAGCCTCAATACCCTGCATCTGACCCATTAAGTTACGTTGGGCTTCTGCTTGTTGAATAGCTAAGCGATTGCCCCCAAAGGCACCTTGTCCTACGGCAGCCGCCTGCATCTTAGGCTGACCAATTTGATAGTCACGGAACGCCTGACCTTTTTGGTAGTCAACAACGTTCTGCATGTAAGGAGACATAAACGCTTGTGTAGCGCGGGGGTCTGTAGCCTGTTGCATGAAGTTCTGACCAGCGCCTGCAGCTTGTCCTGCCAAAGCCAGCGAACCTAAACCAGACATACCAGCTAAACCAGAACCTTGACCAATCTGGCCCGGTGTTTGTAGGTTAGCGGTTGCTTCTTGAGCTTGCTGTTGTAGCGGAGAGAAGCCAGCTACGTAATCGTTTACGTCAGAGCTGTATGGTTGATATGGACGGAAAGTCGTCATATCGTCGTTGTAGATCTGCGTCTGAGCAGATCCCAGCATGTTCTCTACATACGGCTTTACATACTCAGGTAAGTTTGAAGTATTGGTGGTGGAAGTCGTAGGCTGACCTCCTCCTCCGCCCCCACCGAAGCCTAGTTGAATAGGGGTGAAAAACGATACCCAGAATTTTAAGAAGTTCATAATTTATATTCCACCAAAATAGCTTTTTCTTCAAAACCAAAGCGCCCCCACAAGCGGGCGATAGCTTCTTTAGCTGCACCTTGAATCTTGGTAGCGCCATTAGCTTTGAATATATCTGACATCTGTTTAAAAGTGTCAGGATTTGAGATCAATTTTCCACCTATAGCGGTAACAAAAGCAACCCGATCATTTGGGTAGTTAATAAAACTAGCAGTTGCGGCACCGTGCACAACTTCTTGCTCATCTACTGCAACCAACAACATCCACTGCCCAGTAACTAGATACACCTTAATCTGGTCAGTTGTGTACTCAGCACCGCCAAACTTCTCTTCAGCACTCTTGATAAAAGCCTCGACCTGCGACCATGTCTGATTGACATATTGGGTTGGTACAGGAACGACTTTCAAATTCATGCTGGCATGTACTTTTGAGTATTTACCGCTGGCGCTTGTTTCTTTTTACCAGTTCTAGCAGTGCGTACTTTATCCATCATGGAGTAGAGGCGCTTTGCGCCTGCATCAGTAGAGCCGTTACCGAGATGAGAGACAACATCAGCAGGTACAACAAACTCGCCATCAGCCAAACGGGCAGGTTGCTTAGCGCCGATTCGAGCTGGGATATGATCTGACATGCCATCGCCGGGACCTTTTAATAAGCGACCACCATCTGAGTAAGCGCCAAGATCAGCAATACCGCCGCCAGCCATAGCAACCCCTGTGTAAGGATCGGTTTTAGCATCGTAGTCAGAACGAATTACTTCTGCGCTAGCAGGCATCTGGCTTGGAACAGCAAACTGAGTAGCATCTTGCTGGCTTTGAGGGAACATATTACCCGGACCGCCCATCATGTTTTGGCTCATTTGCTCAACTGGGCTACCGATCTGACCACCACCCGCTAATGCCATTAACCCACCTTGGGCAGCGTACGTTGGGTACTGGGCATTGTAGTAAGGGTTTGGTTGAATAGGCGCTTGGGCACGGAAGTTAGGAGAGATGCGACGTAGCTTGCTCTCTTCTTCGGGTGTTGTTGGAACGTTTTGTTGCTCGTCTTGTAATAGACCAGCCGCAGGCAATGCTTGGATACCCGCCTTCTGAATGTAAGAATCAGGGGCTAGGCTGCCATAGTAGCTGTTTGGCGTAGACAAAGTCTTAGAAGCGCCAGCAGCATTTTGCAATGTAGAAGCAGGTGGTGAACCAACACCAGTGCTTAAATCTTGAGCACCTACAGGAGCGCCAAAACGACTAGAACCAGCGGCAGCAAACTGATCTGCCGACATTTGAGATACAGGCATGCTTTGTGGGGCAACAGCGCCTTGCTGAGCAGCTAACTGATTAAGTTGTGCTGTATCTGCAGAAGTCAGTTGACCAGCCGCTTCGGGGGTAATAGGGGCATTAGAGGCTACGTTTGTAAGACCGTCAGTTGGAACGGCTGTACCAGCTTCAAGCAAGTTAGGGGCAGCATCATAAGCGCCCAAACCACCAGAGATAGCGCCACCGATACCGCCCATAAGGGCAGCTTTACCAGCGTCTTTACCAGTAGCAGCGGCAACACCACCAGAGATAAGCGCACCTGATCCAGCACCA